TCCTGTTTTATCATTTCCTTTTTCTGGTTTGTTGAAGAAGGACATCCCTGATTGAGGAGCCTGATACTTGAAGGACTCAATGAATATGTGATCCATATTCCCTTTAGTGTATGATACAGCATTGGGATACCAAAGGTGTTCTGCTGGTTTACTTGATTTCTTTCCTGTTATTTCTGCTGGTTTGGCATCATCTACTTCTTCAACAACTTCAGTATCAATATTCTCATTATTATCGGGAATATTAGCACCTGATAAATCTACACCAGATTCTGCAGCAGAGTTTTCAAATAGAACTTCATTACCATTCTCAACTGCTTCATTATATACTTCTGTTATTGCTTCTGAATATGCATTTTTTCTTTCTTCACTGTTTATTATTGCTTTACCCTCTTCATTGTTGGTATTTAACTTGAATGATCTGACTCTTGTACCACGTTTAGTATCTACATTTTTTTTGAAACTAGGTGCAAATGCTGGTTGTAGAAAGGTTGCATTCTGAACATCTAAATTTATAACTTCACTATACTTCTGACCATTTACTGTGTAAGAAATGCTTTTGTAATTACTGTTTGCTTTTTCATTAGGACCTAAGTTTACATTGTTGATACTTAGTACCGTAGAGTTAGTATTGTTGTTTCTTTTTTTAGGTGCCATTAGTGTATTCCCCTAGTACTAATAGGTATTTCAATACTTCCAAGATCTCTTACGAACTCTTCAATAGGTAAATTAAAGGCGGTTTCCCATTCTTCCATCGCAATATCCAAAAAGAGTGTTTGCACATAGGATTTTAGGTATTTATGGTATCCCTTAGGAAGTTCTGCTGGATTGGCTTCATCTACCCACTCAGCAATCATTTCTCTTTCATCTGGAGCATAATAATGAAGGTTTACACCCCAAAATGCTGGTCCTTGAGATGCGATAACATAACATAACGGATTTCTATCATAAAATCTTAGTTTCTCGGCAGTTTTTGCTCCATACTGAAATAACATCAAGTGTCCAGGTATGGGAGTACCTACAGTTTTTGATTTAGGGAAGGTATTTCTAAATTCCAAGTTCTTTCTCCGTCATTATTTGGAATTCCCATTTTCTGTCTTTACAGAATTCCTCTGCTGCTACCCATTTTGCAGTATTTTTAGCGTAAGTCATAACCTCGGTTACGTATTTTCTAGTTCTTGTTTTTTGTATTTTTGGTTCTTTTACTTGTTTTGCTGGCTTTATTTCTATTATTTTCTCATGCAATTTTCCTTTAGAATCTTTATATTTGATATAAAAATCTGGGAAGTATCTATGGACTCTATTGTCAGTAGGGCATCTATAAGGTATTATTACTTCCTCAGATGACCATTTGATAATATTTTTGTTACTATCACAGTAATTCATAAACTTTAGTTCCCAAAGTGATCTATAAATGATCTCTCTTGGGTCACCTTTATACTTTTTTCTATTAATTGGTTTAAACTTACCTTTATATGACATACATAGTATGTACGCATCTTGTATTTAGGATTGTTGTGGCTGTAAGTTCAAAGCAAAAATCAGTATGGACTTTTGCTCAAAACAGGCAATTTTTACCAACTCAAGAACTTTATGAAGTAGTCTCTAAGTTTGGTAATATAACACCTGCGTTTAATAATAATTATGATGTATCGTTTAATCTATCAACTGGTTCTTCAGCTCTGAAGGGTTATATTTCTGACAGATCGTTTTATAAGGATGAAAAAGGTCTAGCAGATGCTGGACAATATCTAGCATTATTTTGTTCAGAAGCGGTTCTTCCAGGATCACGTTTGGATGTTTTTCAGAAGCAGGGAATAAGACAGGGTATAAATCAAAAGTTTGCTGCTTATAGACAGTTTCCTGAAATTATACTAACTTGGTATTCTCAGAAAGATTATTATACTAATGATGTATTCAATTCATGGATGGAGTTTATTTCTCCAGATATAAATGTTTTTGATGATAGTCGGACTGGATCTTATAGGAAATTGAACTATCCATCAACTTATAAGGTTGATATGCAGGTTACTGCATTTAGTAAAGGTACTACTGATAGAAATAATAGATTGACACGACATGGTGCATTTTCTCAACAAAAACCAAGTAGTATTACATATCATATTACAAATGCATTCCCTGTAAATATAGTTGCAGCACCTTTAGCATATGGTAAAGCAGAACTTGTAAAAACTACAATTACTTTTGCTTATGATATGTACCATCTAATAAGATCATCTAGATCTGGAGGTGGAGTAGCATCTACACCACAAGGACAGATGCCACCAATATATTGGGGTTCTGGATCAGGAGGTGGATTTACTGATAGTGATAGACCAGAGGTAAAATCAGGTGATGTAAATAATGGTACTACAAAGAAAGAAAATCGTGGATTCCTTGGATGGAGATCTAGTATGGATTATATAATGAGGGATGCAACTGATCTGGATGGTATGGGAATGCAGACTGGTCCGTTTATCTGGTCTGGGAAGCCGAAAAAATAGATGTAGATATGCTTGCTAAATAAAGCTAATGAATATTTTACTATGCCATTACCAAAGGTCACTGCACCTACGTTTGAACTGAAACTGTTATCAACTGGAAAGACAATCAAATATAGACCATTCCTTGTAAAAGAGGAAAAGGCATTGTTGATTGTATTAGAGAATGGTACAGATAAGGATATAAGTGCTACTTTGAAAGAAGTTCTAAAAGCATGTATTATCACTCGTGGTGTAAAAGTTGAAGATTTACCTAGTTTTGAATTAGAGTATTTGTTTTTGAATGTTAGAGGTAAGTCAATAGGTGAAACTGTTGAACTTAATGTAACATGTCAGGATGATGGTGAGACTAAAGTACCTGTAACGGTTTCTTTGTCTGATATAAAATTACATGTTCCTGATGGTCATACAGATACTATTGATTTGGGTAATGATCTATCAATAAAGATGAAATACCCTTCACTGAAGCAATTTTTAGAAAGTAATTTCTTAGTTTCAGAAGCAGGTAATAATCAAGAAAGGATTGATCTAGCGTTCAAAGCAGTTATTGATTGTATTGATCAGATTTATACAACTGAAGAATCATGGTCAGCATCTGATTCAACTGAAAAGGAACTTATAAAGTTTATAGAACAGTTGAACTCACAGCAGTTTGGTAAGATTGAAAAATTCTTTGAAACTATGCCTAAGTTGCAGTATAAGTCAAAGGTTTTGAATCCTAACACTGATGTTGAAAATGATGTTGTAGTTGAGGGACTGGCAAATTTTTTCGCATAATGCTATATCATACTACCATAGACAATACTATGGAGACTAACTTTGCTTTGATGCAACATCATAAGTGGAGTCTAACTGATATAGAAAATCTAATCCCTTGGGAAAAGGAAATTTACGTAAATTATTTGCTCAAGTATCTTGAGAAACAAAAACTAGAAGCAAAACAAGCAGAAGCAGCTAATGCAAACGCCTGGTAGATTAGTACAATCTCAAACTCCTATGTTCTCTCCTATTGGAGAGAGGATGGATAAGGCTTATACGAGTTTGATTGAGCGTACTGAGGAAAAGGCAGTAGGAGAACAATTAGGTAGAACTCAGGTTAGACAACTTGGACGTATAATATTAGAATTTGAAAGATTGAATGGTAGTATGAGGACCATGAGGTCTGAAATACAACAAGATTTACGTGATAGAAGAAAATATTATAAGCAAGAGACAAAGATATTAAAGGAAGACTTAGAGAATACAAATCTATTCAAGACTGCTGCATTATTTGATGGACGTAAGAACTTAGCATTATTATCAGGTGCCTTAGCATTAAAAGAGGCAGGTGATGGTGATTTAGGTGGAACATTACAAGCAACGAGTGCTGCAGTAGGTTTACTATTACCTGAGATTATAAGTGGTATAGTAGGAATACTTGGATTGAATTCAATTGCAGGTGGTGGTAATCGTGGTGCTGGAGTTCCTCGTGGCGGCATAGGTAGAGGAGGTATGAGAGGTATGGGTGGTAAAGGTGGTATTATAACTGCTGCTATAATAGCAGCAAGTCTATTAGGAAGTAAGTTATTTGGTGGTGGTAATGCTGATACAAGAAGACAAGAAGGGGCACAACAAACAATATCAGGTGTAAACACTATTAATGAACCTGATGTCAATAGATTCAAAGTACAATTGAATAGGTTTGAATCTATACTTGATGGTATGATGTCAGGTCCAACTCCGATAGGTCAAACTAAAAAGGGTAAAACGAATGCTCCAAGTGGTGCTTTAGGTCCAGCAGGTGATCAACAGTTAAATGAAGAGGTATCTGAAGCAACTCAAAAGGATGATTGGGAAGGATTTGGATCAGGTGAAGCACAAGCAGCAAATTCAATTAGTCCATCTTCAATCATAGTACCACCATCTGTTGAGACTACTGAGAGTGGAACAACTAATACTACTGGATCTAAAACTATAGTAACACCAACCGAAGCTGAAAAGAATGAAATAATAAACAATGCAGGTGGAAAATCTAATATAATGCCATCTATGTTTAGTGATGATACATCATCAGTATCTCCATTATTATCTTCTAACAATGCAAGTAGTGGAGTAAGTTCAGTAGAACCTACGAGTGAAGCAATACCCTCATCAGGACAAACATCTTCGCCTGAAGTTAATATTTTAGATAGTTCAAAAGCAGAAGGTAGTTCTGGATTTGTGGGTGGTGCAGATCCTAAAACTTCACCTATGGGTAGTATTGATTTGGAGGGTGGGTCATTAGATAATGATAAAAAAATAATGAAGGGAGAAGGTTGGATGAGTAAACTTGATCCTAGAAATTGGTTCAAGGGTAATCGTAAGGAAAGTGAAGCAGTAAAGAGTGGAATGAGTAATGATGATGTCAATGTAGTAAATAATGCAGCAGAATCTGGAAGTCAAGGTGAAGGTAAATTACCTGGACCTGGTGATGGACAGGTTCAGGTAAATGTGAATACTCGATATAGAGTCAATAGTGGTACAGCAATTGACAAATTTGATCATTCTTCATCAATCAGAAACTACACAACTTATAGAGCAGATTGATGGCATTAGTTCAAGTAATAGCAAGAAATAAAAAAATCTCTTCTGCACTTGTTGCAGATATGAAGGGATCTTTTGCTGTCTCTAGAACTTTAGAAAGACAGTCACTAGAACTTAAAAGGAAATTAGTAAAAGAAAGGAAAATAGCATATACTGCTCTTGCTGCTAGAGGTCGTGGAGATGGTAAAGGGGCTGGTGTTGGTAGTGGTTTATTAGGTGGTGCTTTAGGGATAAGAGGTCTAAGAATGGCAAGAAGGTTCCTCGGTGGTGGAGGAGGACTTGTAACTGGTGGTCGTGGAGGTGGTCCTAAATTTCCTAGATTACCTGGTAGAGGACCAAAAATAACTGGAGGTGGTAGATTTAGATTACCTAGGTTAGGTGGAGGTGCAAGAATAACTGGTGGTGGTAATGCTCTTAGGGGTGCAAGGGTAGGTCCACTTGCTGTTGCATTTACTGCTTTAGATTTTGGTTCTAGATTAGGAGACGGTCAAAATCTTACACAGGCTACTGTTGGTGCAGGTGGAGGATTGGCAGGTGCATTAGCAGGTGGTGCAGCAGGTGCAAAGATAGGTGCAACTATTGGTACATTTTTTGGACCAGGTATCGGTACTGCTATTGGTGGTGCTATAGGATTTGCTGGTGGTAGTATAATAGGTGGTATGGCAGGTAGTGGTATTGCTGATTTCTTCACAGGTGCTAATAGAAGAAGAGAATTTGAGACAAAGAGAACTGTGTCAATTGGTGCAAAAACTTCTTTTTCTGAGGCATTGGATAAGTTTGATAGGGTATTAGATAAATTTGCCAAATTTGGTAGGTCAGGTATATTATTAGGGTTTAGGGATGAAGTAGATGATGAGGTTGGTCCAGGTTTAGATGACATTCTACCTGTTGGAAGAAGGAAACCAAGATGGAGAGGTTGGGTTGATAATATTGGTTATACTGCTTTAGGGGTTGGATTAGCAACACTAGCAGTTGTTGGTCTTGTCAATATTTTTGATGGTCCTTTGAGTGAAACTGCTCTTGGTTTAGCTGCTAGACAGGCATTTTTGAAAGCACCTTGGTTGAAGAGACTTTCATTTATAAAACCAAAACCCATCAAGTTCTATTCTAGAC